CGCCCCCCCCCCGGGGGGGGGGGGGGGGGTGGGGGGTGAGGAATGAAATACTAAGCTACTATACGGCTAAAAACCTACAGCCCGCAACGGCCTTTTCTAAGGAAGACGAGCAAGTGTTTGAACGCCTTGAGGGCATCAGTATATGGGCAATAAACCTTGATTTTATAGTAACACAACAATAACTATGGCACGCACTATACAAGAAATACAAACCCTTATCCTCCAAGCTAAAGCACAAGAGCCTGCATTGGAAAGCCTCAACAGCACTTCCAAAGTAGCTATATGGCGATTGTGGGTCTATATTATAGCAGTGGCTATATGGAGTTTGGAGAAACTATTCGACCAGCACAGGGCGGATATTGACAAACGTTTGTCGGAACTCAAACCACATACGGCACGTTGGTACAGAAGCAAAGCCCTTGCCTTCCAATACGGCTTTGATTTGCTACCCGACAGCGATACCTTCAATAACCAAGGGCATACAGAGGAAGCTATAGAGGCAAGCAAAATTGTCAAGTACTCGGCTGTGATTGAGAGTAAAAACGAAGGTAGGCTTATAGTAAAAATAGCAGGTGAACAGGGCGAGCAATTGCAACCTATCACCGAACCCCAAAAGCAAGCCTTTGAAGCCTACTTGCAGGAGATAAAAGACGCGGGAGTGCGCCTATCGGTAGTAAATTATCAGCCCGATGTGTTGCACCTGCAAATGAAGATAGTATATGATCCGCTTGTATTGGACGGCAACGGACAAAGTATCCTACACGCTACCAAGCCCGTAGAAACGGCTATTAAAGACTATTTTAAACGCCTGCCTTTTAACGGTGAACTCGTATTAGCACACCTTATTGATGCGCTACAACAAGCAGAAGGGGTGAAGATACCCCACTTGGTATTAGCACAAAGCAAAAACATCACCAGTAGTGGCGGCTATGGGGCTTTTGAAACCATTGAAATTAGCAAGATACCCACAGCAGGCTACTTTACCATTGATAACTTTAACGACATCACTTATGCCAGCAATGTATAACCTAAACATCGACAAACTGCTCGTGCTGCTAACTCCTACCTTTCTGCGCAAGCCCAAGCTCATAGCCTGGTTAAGAATGCTGGCAACACCCCTGCACAAGTTGCTGTACGACTTTCAGCGAGCTCGCCAAGCCGACTTGTACAACCTCGCCCATAATAGCCAAGTATGCTACCTTCGGAAGGCTCTCAATGATGAGTTCGACAGCGAGCAGCGGCGCATACGTATAGAAGACGGCAAACAGAACGAGCGGCTCTATATATACCCCCGCAGTGCCAATAAGCCTTTGTTTTTAGGCAAAGTCTTCCTCTATCAACGAGGCGACTATATAGACGGCGGAGTAGATTTTATAGTAGTACTCCCTCAAGGTTTGGAGTACGATAGATACAAGTTAGAAGCCCTTGTGAATTTTTACAAGTTAGCAGGAAAACGTTGGACAATAGAAACTAAATAATATGAATAAGTTACATACCGAACACAATGCAGGCTACCCCTTTGATGTGGCATTTCTTGCCTTTATGCAAAACGCCTACAACCTATTTAACCATTTTGGACACCTCGCTGGCAATAAGGTAATTATTTCAGGGTGTGAGGAGGTAGGCAACACCATCACCCCAGGTACTGTCTATATAAATGGCGAGCTATTGCCCTTTGAAGGTGGTACCAAAGACGACACCGTATGGATACGGGAAGACACTACACAAGTAACCTTTCAGGACGGTTTTTCTCGCACCTTAGAGACAATACGCACCGTTGTATTTGGCTACTCGTCACCTGATAAGACCTTCAACTGGGAAGACTTTAAGCGTATTAATAACCTACAAGAGTTATACGAAAATAAAGCTGAAAATAAAGCGTTGAAAGAGTTAAAAGACGAAGTAGAAATACTCAAGAAACAGAAACAAGCTATACCCGTTGGGCTCATCGCTATCTGGGGCAAACCTGCTAACCAGATACCCGAAGGCTGGCGAGAGTACACCGACCTACGCGGTAGAATGCCCGTTGGTTTAGATCCTTACTATCATAAAACTAATGATGATGCTCAAGACTATCAGCTCAATAGCCTACTGAAGCAAGGCGGCGAACGCTCTCATAAGCTAACGGTAGCCGAAATGCCTTCACATAACCACCAACTGCCTTATAGAGAAACGCAAGATGACTCGGGCACAGGAGGTGATAGCAATGAGTTTTCAATAGGCGAAGCCCATAGACGTGACACTACCCATACAGGTGGCGACCAACCACACAATAATATGCCACCTTACCACGTAGTACAATTCATTGAGTATGTAGGCTTTCAAGTAGCTCCTAAATAAGTAACTTTTAAAATTAAACAATAATATGACACCAAAAAAGACATTAAAAAAGTGGTTTTCTAATCTAATGAAACCAGCGCAAGAGCACTTTTCTGCTTGGATTGACAGCTATTGGCACAAAAGCGAGCAAATTCCAATGAGCAACATCGAGGGACTTAGCAGAGCCATCGAGAACACAGCATCAGCAGGGCAGATGCTCAACCACATCAATGATACGAATGCCCACCGTGGCCTTTTTGATGAGCTGAAAAACCAAATACAAGCCATTCAGACCATCTTACAGGTAGATGATGTAAACCTCGACACCCTCCAAGAAATCGTTACCGAGTTAAAATCTAATGCTAAGCTACAGGAGCTCATCGACAAAAAGGTAAATAAAGAAGAGGGTAAAGGGTTATCATCTAATGACTTCACCAATGAGCTAAAACAGAAGTTAGAAGGTATTTCACCTTTAGTAGGCAAATACTTTAGCAGTAACCTAATACAAGGAAATACTGAATATCTAAAAAGTGATGTATACTATTCTGGTATCACCCACGAGTTAAGGCTGATTGTCCCTTTAATAAAAGGAAAATGTCTACTAAGCTATGTAGGAAAAAAATTAGGTGAAGGAGTTACAATGAAATTTCTAAGCCCGAACATAAATAGTGAGGAGGAAATAAAAGGCGAGTTATTACATACCGACGATGAAACAGGTACTCAGTATTATTTGTTAGAAACTGATGATACGGGTTACCTAAAGGGCTGTAACTATTATACTAATAAAATAAAAGTCGAGTTGCAAGGTGCTAATTCTGTTAGAAATTTACAGCTAAAACGTATCTTAACACTTCCTGAATGGGAGGCAGAAAAAGGGTTTTATAACACTTATGCTAAAGAAACTGGCGAAGTTATAGAAATAAGTGCAGGGCGTTGTAATCTTGTGCCTTCCTATGGAAGGGATAGAGAAGTTATGGTATTTTATCAAGAAAGTATGATGTTTTCAGTTGTAAAATCAGGTTATGATGATGATGGTAAAATTACTTTTAGTGGTATAAATGGAACCATAGAAGGCGATACAGAAATCACTGGTAAAGTAGGTTCTCGTGCTGAGGCTATTTGTATGAATGGTAAAATCTACATTACTGTACATAACAAAGTATAACAACACCCGTAGGGGCGAGTTATAATTCGCCCCTATTAACCCTAAATACAAACCGATATGGAAATCAGAAAACACATCATCAAACTATTTGCACTCAGTTATATAGTGCCTTTTGCTGGTAAAACAAGAAGTTTCACCCGCTCCGCTAACATCATCTTACCCCTAATACTCATCGGAGGACTTATTGTTTGTGCCGAGCTTTACAGCTGGCTGTACATATTGTTGCCATTGTTGGCTGTAGCTTGTTTCTTTGGCTTTGGGTACTTTCACTTTTCACCTCTCACCAAAGCGGATATACCCCTAATGGATAGCACCCAATGCTGGCGGTACCAGCAACTCTTAGGGGATAATAGCAATACACCTACACAATACAACGCCCGTTGGGTAGTATGGGTAAACCCTTTGGCTATAGCAATAACCCTTATTATACTATTCACCCTAATACTATAAGCAATGAAAAAAAGCACACGCACCATTCACTACCTTGTCATTCACTGCTCCGCTACACCAGAGGGCAGAGAGCACACCGCCCAAGACATCGACCTTTGGCACAAGCAACGTGGTTTTAATGAGATAGGTTATAACTACATCGTACGCCTCGACGGCACAGTGGAAGAGGGTAGAGACGTGAACAAGATACCTGCTCACGTAGAAGGACACAACAAGGACAGCATCGGCATCTGCTACATTGGCGGCATCGACAAAAATACGCTGCAACCCAAAGACACCCGCACCCCTGCCCAAAAAGAAACCTTAAAAAAGCTCCTTACCGAGCTAAAAGCCCTATACCCCGAAGCTGAAATCTTAGGTCATAGAGACTTCCCAGGAGTAGCTAAAGCTTGTCCTTGCTTTGATGCAAAAGACGAATACAAAAACATTGGAAAATGAGAAAATTAGCACTATTATTATTGGCATTCCTTGCCTTGGTAGGTTGTCGTACCCGCAAGGTAGAAAGCCACGAGCAAAAGCAAGTACAGAAAGAGCACTTTATCCATTACAAGGATAGTTCACAGCTCTTTGTCTATCAAGGTCGCAAAACGGACTTATCCGAACAGTCCGACACGTCCTTTGAGTTAGAATTAGAAAGCCTCACCGACAGCGTAGGCAACCCCCGTGAACTCATCTACACCCGCATCCGTGACGGAGATAGTGAGACCATAAGGGTAACAAATGGCAAGGTAAAGCTACGCTCTACTCAAAGCCATTCTAAGAGCCTACAGCAGGCTGATAGTACCCTCTATAATAATTCATACACTCGCATTAAATCTGAAGCGCAAAAGCACGAATACGTACAATTCAAACAGGTGAACAAACAAGTCAAAAGCAGCCCCGTAAGGCATACCCTTTGGCTATTGCTACTCGCTGTATTAGTATTTATACTTTGGAAATATAAGCCGTTTCGGTGGAAGATTTAATAAGAATTTAAACAGCTTTTAAAACGCTTTTAAAGCACTGCTAAAAATAGGAGGACAAGCAGTATAAAAAATGTCCTCCGCTTTTAAATAGTTTCTCACGCTAAATTTAAAACACGAACCCGAAAGCCCTACGGAGGACAATATGTCTTCTGTGGGTTTTCGGGTTATTCGTTTATTTAGCGTGAGATGCTGCAAAAGTACAACTATTTTCTGAATTACAAAAACAAAATAACAAATGGCAAAATTCAAGTACAAAGAACAGCACGCTATCATCATCAAAGTAAGTAGCGAACAAGAACAAAAAGAACTATTCGAGAAACTCCAAAAAATGGGGTTCACTAACCTTAAAGTAGTAAGCGTATAATGGAAATCAAAGTAAAACACACCAGCGAAAACTTCAAAACCTTTCGCGCCGAAAAAGTAAAGTCCCTTTTCAATGCCGAAAATGGGCACACATGGGAACACACCGCCAACCTACCCATAGAAGACAAAGATTGGCAAATAGGGCTTATCGTAGGCCCCTCAGGAAGCGGCAAAACTTCTATAGGCAAACAAATATGGGATAGCGGTATAACCAACCTCACCGAAGGATGGAACCCGAGCCTACCCATTATTGAGGATATTGCCCCCGATAAGTCAATGAACGAAGTAACCTCTGCTCTTTCAGCTGTAGGGCTCGGCGATGTACCCGCTTGGTTGCGCCCATTCAAAGTCCTCAGTAATGGCGAGCAGTTTCGTGCGGGTTTAGCGCGCCTCATTTGTGATGCCCCCAACAAGGTAATAGTAGACGAATTTACCTCTGTAATCGACCGCCAAATCGCCAAAATAGGGGCTTCGGCATTTGCCAAAGCGTGGAGACGCGTGCCTAATCGACAAATCATTCTGTTATCCTGTCATTATGATATAATCGAATGGCTGCAACCTGATTGGGTATATGATACGAGAGTATCAGAAGTAAAAAAAAAGTCCAAAAACGACCTCCTATTGAACTCCAAGTTTGGAAGGCAAACGGAAGTTACTGGCGTTATTTTAAAGAGCATTACTATTTAGATTTGCCACATCCTCCTTGTGCTGAATACTTTGTCGGTACAGTCAATGGTGAACTTGTTTGCCACGTTGCTGTCGCTCCACTATTCACAGCCAATGCCTACCGTGCTACCCGATTAGTAGTAATGCCCGAATGGCAAGGAGCGGGCGTAGGTACCCAATTTCTCAACTTTGTAATGCAGTACCATTTGGAGGGCAACGGGCGTTGTAATCGCAAACTACACACTTTTTTTCATACCTCACACCCCCAACTGTGCAACTACCTTCGCCATTCTAATAAATGGGAACAAACCTCCGCTAAATTGCACGGAGATAACAAAGCCCGAAGCCGAGCCTCAATGATAAAAACCTGCAAACCTATTCAAGGTGAAAAGGTAATGGTAGCAGGCTACGGAGGTCATTTCAGAGCCGTACAAGGCTTTAAATACTTAGGGCAAATCACAGAAAAAACAATAGAAGATAATAAAAATGAAGCAAAAGTTTAAAGTATTTATCAGCGGACAAAAGTATTTTGGGCAGGAAATTCTATCCCTATGCCTTGCCAAAGGCTATGAAGTAGTAGGCGTATGTTGCCCCTTAGACGATAAGTATATCGGGCGTTTGGCAAGACTGCACAACATACCTATATTACCTGCGGGGATGCTTACCTACGACACTATGCCCACTGGGGTAGATTTAGGCATAACCGTTCATTCATTCGACTATATAGGCAAGCGAACCCGCTACAAAACTCGCTTAGGGTGGATAGGTTATCACCCCAGCCTTTTACCCCGACATCGAGGACGCTCAGCTATTGAGTGGGCAATCCGAATGCGTGATATAGTAGCTGGTGGGAGCGTTTATTGGCTCAATGCGGGTATAGATAGAGGCGATATACTATGCCAAGACTGGTGTTGGATACCACCCAAGCTATACGCCAAATCACCCAAAGAAGCTGCAAAGGAACTATGGCAGAAAGAACTACTACCAATGGGCATACGCCTAATGGACAAAGCCCTCACCGAAGTAGCCAATGGCATATACACCAAAATACCCCAACGCCAAGATGTAGACACCTTTGAACCAAGTACTGAAGTAAAAGACATTTACAAACCCGATCTATTAATGTTACCCGATAGGTTATAAAGGCATAGTACATAAAAAAAACACGGATAGCTATACCGCATATCCGTGTTTTTTATTACTTTTGTCCCGCTCAACCACCGCTCAAAAAATGTACATTTCGTTTTAATTTTTGGTACATTTCGTTTTGCGGATTATATATTCTTCAAATATAAATTCTTTTGCCATTATAATATTTGCCAATTAAAAAACTTTGCTTGAGCTAAGAAAACTCAAGCAAAGTTAAACAAAATATTTTATTCTTTATAAATGCTTACAGATTAGCATTGATAAGTTCTTTGATTTTAGCCTCAGAAGGACGTGGAGCAGAGATGTTGATAATCTTACCTTCTTTGCTTATTAAGAAAAAGCGTGGAATACCTGTAAGGTCGTAGTTCTCAATAAAGTCGCGGTGAGCACCAAGGTCGATGTGAAGTTGAACACCTTGCATTTTTTCTTCAGTTACCATAGCTTTCCAAGCCTCTTTATCTTTATCAACTGATAGGCTTACGAAAGTAATGTCTTTACCTTTGTACTCTTCTTGTAACGCTTTCATAGCAGGAAGCTCTTGCAAGCAAGGTTTGCACCAAGTAGCCCATACATCTACATATACTAATTTACCTTTTAGGCTTTCGTAATTTACGGCTTTGCCATTGATATCTTCAGCTTCAAAACCAGCAAAATTACTACCTGCTTTAGTTTTCTCAATAGATTTCAAACGTTTATCAAGTTCTTTTATAGCTGCAGTATCTTTTACATATTCTTTGATAAAACTTACCATTTGTTGGTTAATTTCGTCGGCATTACCAGCAGATACTCCTGTAATAAAGTAACGTGCTAAGTCTTTTTTGATACTAGAAGATTTAAGTCCTTTTACGTGGTCTATCAGTTTACCCCAAGGGTTAGCTGCGTTATCGTCGTACTTATCAAACAAATTGTTGAGTACCAACTCTTTGTAAGTATGAAAAGTATTGTAATCTTCGGCGTTATCATAGTCTAACTTAGCAACTTCGTCAGCAAACTCTTTTGGTAGTTTTACTTCTTCGCCAGAATAGCGTTTATGAGCTCTTTCGTAAACACTTTTAGCATAAAGCATTTCGTAGTTGATAGCTTTTTCTTCTTTTTTTACAAAATCCTTAGGTAGGTCTTTTGCTTTTTTCAAGAAGTCAGTGTATTTGGCAGCGTATTGTTCAAGACCTTTTTTAAACTCTTCAGGTTTTTTAGCAAAAAGTTGTTGTACATCTTCTGAATTTTGCAATTCCATTACAAAATCAGCTTTCTTTTGCAAGTAAGCACTAGCGATAGTATCTTTACCAGTAAACTTAACAGTGAGTGGCATTTTAGATAAATCAATATTAACACCCAATTCATCACCTTGCTGTAAGTAGAGTGGAATTTGAATACCCTGAGGGTCTATAAGGGTATAATAGTTGGTAGGCACGCGAAGGGTATCGCGGAAAGTGCCATCAGGCATTAATTTTATAGGACTTTCTACCTCGCCTCCTACTAATTTAAGGTCAAGAGGCATTCCGTTTAGACCGTCTACTTTACCGGTCAGTACAATGTAGTCAGCTTTGCTTGAGCAAGCCGCCAAGCCTAGTGTGGCTAATGATAAAATAAATAGTTTTTTCATTATGATTAAATATTTCAGATTACAAAGGTACAGCTTTTTTTTTAATCTACCAAAAAAATTAACAATTAGCATTATTAATGAGTGCTTTATTTATGCGTTTTATTAAGCCTGCCCCCTCGTATATAAAGCCGGTGTAGAGCTGTATGAGCGAGGCTCCTGCGGCGAGTTTTTCTAAAGCATCTTCCTCACTAAAGATACCTCCTACCCCAATGATAGGAAATGCTCCCCCACTCTTCTCATGCAAGAAACGTATCACTTCAGTAGAGCGTTGTTTTAGAGGTTTTCCACTAAGTCCGCCTGTTTCTTGTTGGTTAGCCGATATGAGGTGCTCGCGCGTAATGGTAGTATTGGTAGCAATTACCCCTGCTATATGTGTTTGTTGTACTATCTCTATGATGTCTAACAGCTGGTCATCGGTTAAATCGGGGGCTATTTTTAGCAAGATAGGTTTCTGTTTAGCTTTCTGACTGTTAGCTGTTTGCAGGGTGGTGAGCAATGCCTTTAGCGGTTCTTTTTCTTGCAAGGTACGCAAATTGGGAGTGTTAGGCGAACTCACATTAACTACGAAATAATCAACATAGTTAAACAGCGCCTCAAAACACGCCATATAGTCGTCTACAGCCTGCTCATTAGGAGTGATTTTATTCTTGCCTATATTGCCGCCTATCAGCACATTAGTATTCTTTTTAAGTCTTTCTACCGCTGCTGCTACTCCCTCGTTATTAAAGCCCATACGGTTGATAATCGCTTGGTCTTCTATAAGACGAAAAAGGCGTTTGGGTGGGTTGCCCGATTGTGGTTTGGGGGTGATAGTACCAATCTCTATAAAACCAAACCCCATATTGGATAGTTCTTTGTATAGTTTGGCATCTTTATCTAAGCCTGCTGCTAAGCCCACCGGATTTTTAAAGTGTAAGCCAAAGACTTCTCGATGTAGTGCAGGATGTTCTACCTGATAGATAGCGCGAATGATAGCTGGCACACCAGGTAAGCGATGTATCCACTTTAGATAATTGAATGTGAAATGGTGAGCCCTTTCGGGGTCGAGCTTAAAAAGCAATGGACGGATAAGAGATTTGTACATAACACTAAAAAAAGAAGGTCAAAGATAAGCCAAAGCCCTCCTTAACCTCCTAAAATAATTTTAATTTTTAAAACACTTAAATACTATAGCGAGTGGGGAGAACAGGATTCGAACCTGTGAAGGTAAAACCAGCAGATTTACAGTCTGCCCTCGTTGGCCGCTTGAGTATCTCCCCGAGAAATTTTAAACTATTAAAATATGTA